GATTGTTCCAGTGCAATGGTGATCGCCACTATGGCTAATGTTTCCATTGACCTCGACGTCACCTTCAAAATGCCCCGCAGGCGTGCCTCTCGCCCAGAGTCCAGGCCCGCCATGACTGTTCCAGCAAGCTACTCCGGCGTGTTGGTTCGACTGGCTCTCGCCGTGAACGCCATCGCCGCTTTTGCTGGTCCCCTTCACTCCATCGCCGCCGCCTGCATTCTCGCCCCAGACCCCCGCCGCTCCTCCGAAATTGCTGTTTGTCGATCCTGAAAGACCATAACCTTTGCCGGTGTTTTCACCCCAGACCCCGCTGTCAGTTGCACTTGCGGAAATACCGTGCACTCCATTCTTACCTTGGCCCTGCACTCCATCGTTCGTACCCGAGGCGCCATAGACGCCTATTCCACCCCCCCAAGTCACGACTCCTCCTTCGAGTGCTCCAGATGTGCCGCCGACTGCCGGTACCTTGTTGTCGGCGGATCCGGCCCATATTGACGCGGAAAACGGTTTCGGGAGTGGGATTGGGGTGATAGCCATGGTCGTTTCCTCACCGATCGAAAAATCCAGGATTCAGATCGCCCGGATCTGGGCGGCTCGGCAAAGCACCAGGCGGTCGCGGCGAGTTGCAGAAACAAATGGCCGATTGCCACTCGCTACATGATAGTCTGCCGCCTCGCGCGCTCCTGTTCGGGCCGTCCAGGGCACAGACCAGCACCATGACCGTGCCGCTCGACCGTGTAGACCGCAGCGGCCGAGAAATCCTCGATTTTTACGTGAACTTGCTGATTATACCATAGACGACATGCCTTTGATACGGGATCAAAGCTCCGTCGCCCTGCTGTCCTTCCTGCAGAGGGCAAGAGGGATTTGCAATTAATTGCATTATACGCGCCTTACGCGGTGTTCTCCGCCCGCTGTCCCTGCACCAGGCGTTCCATTACCTTGGCGGCGCATTCGACCTTGGTGACAGTGCCGTCCTTGTTGACGTCCAACCCGGCGTTCTGCTTGTAGGCAATGCCCTCGCTGAAGATCGCGTAGCTGTCGGGCTTGCCGATGGCGGCGGGCCAGAGGATCGCCATGTAGGTGTCGGCGAGCGACTTCAGCTTGCCGTCATAGGGGAGGAAATAGCGGTAGACGAAGTTGAGCTGGTCCTCGGCCGTCATCGCGGCGAGCTTGTCGACGGTGGTGCCGAGCGTGACCGCCGTCTTCGGCATGAACTGGATGAGGCCGACCGCGCCAGAGCCTGCCGCGTTCCTGACGCCGGCGCTGAAGCTCCCGCCCGATTCCCAGTGCATGCAGGCCATCAGCCAGTCGGGGTCGATGCCCAGCTCGTCGCAAATCCACCAGACGCGGTCGCGGAAGGTCGGGCTGACCTTGGCGCCCCAGGCGATCGCACGGCGGGCGGATGGCGCCTGCGGGGCTGGCGCGGGCGTCGGCGTGGCTTCGGGCTTTGTTGCGGCAGCCTGATCGAGCTGCAGCGCCTGTTGAATGAGTTGCGCGGCCTCGACGAGCTTGGCCTTTGCTTCGGTGTTCATTCCCATGGGGGTCTCTCGGCTTACTGGGTGGGCGGGGTGTCGGTGTCGGAGGCGTCGGCGTTCAGCCGTGCCCGGTGGATCGAGGCGGCCTGGACCATCTTGACGATCTGCTCGGCAGACGGGGCGACGAGGTAATAGGTGACGACGCAGACCAGCGCCGCGATCAGCCATTCCAGCGTCGTCAGCAGCGCCTCGACGCCGCGCATCGGTTCCAGCGCCGACACTTCGGCAAGGTGCTGGACGCTGACCCAGATCAAAGCGAGGACGGCGACGGCCACGAAGTAGACGAAAATCCTGCGCCACAGCCAGGTCGGCTCGGGCAACGGGTCTTGCGGGTCGAGATAGGACATCACGAGGCTCCTCCGAAAAGCGCTCCGACGCCATGGCGGAGCTGCTGGCACCAGTCACAGCAGGCAATCCACAGCAGGATGGGCGTGGTCATATTGACTTGCGACAGCACCAGGCCGCTGGCCGACAGCAGAAAAGCGACATCTAGGTCCATCACGGCCCCTTACGGACTGCGAGAATGAGGTCGAGGCGCCCCTCGATGCGGGCGAGGCGCACGTTCAGTTCGTCGGTCTGTTGCTGCCGGGCTTCGAGCTTGTCGAGGCGGCGGTCGTGTTCCTTGAGGTCGCCGAAGGCCATGACGCCGGTCGCAAACAGCCCGAGCGCCCCGCTGATGAAACCGGCAAGCTGCACCCATTCGCCAAGGCGGGGCTTTTCGACAAAAGGCGGGTCCTGCGTCATGGACTTAACCCCCAAGCAATTAATTGCACAAGGTTCGTAGCGGATTTGCGCGCGCCCCGCACCCCCCGGTCTGGCGGGCGGAGCAACAGCGGCTCCGGTCGCCTGCAAGGCGTCCCGGCTCACGGGGTGAAATTCATGAAATTCCTGCGGCGACCGGTGCCGCCGACCGATGCGCTCGTGATACTGCGCAACACCTCGACGCCGAAACTTTCGGTCTTAATGTCCCCGATGGTGCCACGCAGCACCTCCGCGGCGAATTGCGCCACGGCGGCTTTTCCCTGACCACCCGTGTGCAGCACCTCGACGCCGAAACTTTCGACCTTGTATTCGTTTGACATGTCACAAGGTCACTTTCGGGCCAGCCTGCAGCGCATTGACGGCGCTCGGCGTCCACGCCGCTGATGTGTTCGGGTCGGTCAGCATCATGCGTTCAAGCCGGGTGACCGAGGTTGTCATGGCATAGTCCGGGCCGTCGCTTGTCGTCGCGCCACTCTTTGCCTGCAGGGCGATCGTGCGGGTGCCTGCGTCGGTCTTTTGCACATAGGCCACCAGCATCACCGAGCTGATGGAATTTGGCGTGGACGACAGGTCAGCCAGCCCATAGGTGTCGGTATCGCCGACAGTCGAGCCCTGGACATAGTCGGTGGTGACCACTGGCGCGTCATCGACAAGCGTGTAGTTGGTCGTTCCCGTCGAGCGGGCGAACCCCTGCGCAACGTCGCTGGTCGGCAGCAGCACTTCACAGCGCTGTTCCCCGAGCTTCGTGGCGTCATCCTTGAAGTACATGTCGTCGAAGTCCATCGAGTGCGGACCGCCGGTATCCAGCAGCGAGTTATAGAGTGTGATCCGGTCGGTCCCGGTGCCGGCCATCGCCTTGGTATTCTGGCCTGTCAGGTTCAGCACCTGGGAGTTGTCGACGTAGACGGTCACCCGCCCGGCGCTGCCGTCGATCACCGCTTCGACCTCGACATAGTGCCAGGTGTTCAGCAGTATCTTGCCCGACGCACTGGTGCCGAGCGTCGTTCCCGCCGAGAACGAGGTGGGGCGGATGGCGAAGATCGAGCCGTCGTCGTTGACCCCGACACCCAGCTGCAGCGTGGTGTCTCCGCCGAGGCAGAAATACAGGACGGCGGTGTTTGCCGTCAGGTCGGACATCGTGCCGTCGCTGAAGATGCGGAATGCAAAGCCGACCGTCACGCTGGTGGCCGCTGCCGCCAAGTCCCTGGTGTTGTAGGTCTTCGGGTTGTAGATGGCGCCGCTCTGCAGGCGCAGGGCCTGCCCGCCGAGACGACCGGCGACCAGCTGCGTGCTGGACGCCAGCGACACCCGCCATTTCGACTGGTAGCCAGGGGCGGCTCCGGTGCCGTTGTAGAAGTCAAATCCATCGTGTCCGGTGATGGCCATCAGAGTGCTCCCTTAAGCGTGATTGCGACGTTGGCGACCGTTGGGTCGACGGTCGACGGTGCGGTCACCGACAGCACGTCGCCTGCCGCAAAGCTGACCGTCGTGCCGGTCGTGGTGAAGGTCACCGCTCCGCCCGTGCCGATGGTGATCGAGCCGACCGCCGAGCCGTTTTTCTTGACGGTCATGACGAAGCTCGCTGACGGGTTGATGCCGACAGACTTCTGCGCGCCAACCCATTCGTCGGGGAACACCACCGCAGCGGTGAACACATGAATGAGCATCACTTCATTGGCGGTCGGCGTTGCGGTGAAGGCAAACGGCACGTTGTAGGCGATCGTGGCCGGCCTCCACTTGCTGGACGCAGCGTTGTAGACCAGCGCCTGGCCGTCGGTAGGGGCGACTGTCGACTCGTCGACGTCGGCGAGGTTCACCAGGCCAGCCGTCGACAAGCCGGTGCCGCGCCCGAAGATGCGCAGGGCAAAGCCCCAGTCGGTCAACGTCCCTCCCGGATTGTTGACGGGAAGGGTGTCGATGAAATATTTCGAGGTGGCTGAGGCGGTGGTGAGGCTGCCGACAATGCTGCCGATATTGGCCTGGTAGCAGCCGATCCACAGCTGGTCCCCGGCATGCACCTGCAGAGGGGTGCTGAGCGGCAGGACGTTGTCACCGGCAACGGCGTTGGCAACCGTCGGCCCCTGGGCCAGGACGGCACCGGCCGCACCGGCATTGTTGGCGTAGATGACCGGGGTGCCATTGATGCCTGTCTTGGCGCCGTTCAGGGCATAGACGACGGTGTTGATCCACCCGTCACTGTCTATGGTGACAAGATTGCCGAACCATATGCCGCCATTGTAGCTGGACCCGCTGCCCGATGCTGGAGACGCGCCCCAGTCGTGGCTCGTGTCCAGCTGGACAAGGGTGGTGCCGCCAGACCCCGCGCCCGCTTTCCACTTGCTGGACGCGGCGTCATACACCAGTGCCTGGCCATTGGTCGGAGGGGTCGACACGTTGACGTCGGTGAGGGCGGACAGGGTTGTCGCACCCGAGGGCGCCAGGTTGGCGATCGCCTGGGCGGTGGTCTTGCGGGAGTTGCCCCCCTTCACGACGTGCACCAGCTCGGTGCCGTCCAGCGTCCCTGACGCGGTCAGGTCCTCAGTCTTCTTGCTGGTCATATCACGGTGTCTCCGAAAGCAGCAGATCGTCGTTGCCGGTGGTGTTGATGTCGCCCGACAACAGCAGGTCGTCGGACCCCGCATTCATGTCCCCCGACAAAAGCAGGGCGTCGGACGTGCTTGCGGGCTGGGTGATCGAGGCGGCGGTCACGCCTATGGCAATGAGTGGGGTGAAGCTCATGGCAAAAGCTCCAGGTCACCGGTCAGGTCCCACGCGTCGGTGCCGACCTTGAGCAGTGTCGCCGACGACCCCTGCTTGCGCAGCTTGAGCGTCTCGGCGGTGTTGATCGTCACCCCCGAGGCGGCGACCACCGTCAGCTGGCCCGCGCCGGCCGCGCGCAAGCCAATCGAGGAACCAACCGGTATGCCGACCGTGGCATTGGCGGGCACTGTGCAACTGATTGCAGAACCCTTGCTGAAGCGCAGATACTTGCCGACATCGCCTGTCGCCAGCGTGTGGTCGGCGGTGTAGGCAACGATGCTGATCCCGGCTGCCACCGACACCGGCAGCCACTTGCCGCTGGAAGCGTTCCAGGCGATCACCTGGCCGTCGGTCGGGGCGGTCGTCGTGAGGTCGACGTCGCTCAGGCCCGACAGGCCCAGCGACACGACACCGCCCTGGATGCGCGAGGCGGCCGGGAAATCGGGATCGTCGTAATAGGTGACGAGGACGCCGACGTTGCCGCTGTGGGCCGCCGCCGAGCGGTTGACGATGCCGATGCGGTCAGGCGGTCCGCCGAGCGCCGTCGTCGCGCTGAGCAGGCCGAACGCCTGCCAGAGGAGACCGTCGCCCGAAACCGAGGCGTGGATGTCGTTGCCGTCGTAGTCGAGCCGCAGCCAGTTGAACGCCTGTGGCTTGGTGAGCGTCGAGGTCTCGGTCCCGGAGGCGTTCACCGAGCCGAAGCGGACGATCGCCTCGGAGTCGCCGGTCGAGGCGCCCAGCTCCAGGAAGACCGCCGCCGAGTTGGCGGTGCGCTGCAGAATGATGCCCGCCGCGTGGCCGGTGACCGCGTAACCCGAGGGGACGACGCGCGCCGTCACCACCCAGGGGGCGTCGGTGTTGGTGAGCTTGCGGGTGATGCCCGCGTGCCGGGTTCCGGTCGTCTGCGGGCCGGGCTGCACGACGAGGCCGCGGTTCGCCACCATCGTGACGTCGGCCGAGGGGGCGTTCCAGCGGTCGGGGAACATCGCGGCGGATGGCGGGGCGAACGGTCCCAGCTCGTAGGTGGCAGGTTCGGCCTCGCCGTCGAACTCGGGAAGTGCGCCGCCTGCGCCTGCACCGGCCTTCCACCTGCCTTCGGTGGCGTCGAACACCAGCGCCTGCCCGTCGGTCGGCGGGGTGGAGAGGTCGACGTCGCCAAGCGTCCCGATGTCGCCGCCGCCATTGTCGATGGTGACGGTCAGCACGCCGGACAGGTTCGTCACCCCGACGCCGTCGCCCGTGAAATTAATTGCATTGACCGTGCCGGGGACGGTGGTGCCGCCCGCCTTGAACGTCAGGACGTTCTTGGCCGTCACCGTGACCACGCCCCCGGTCGGCCCGGTGACGTCGAAGCCGACGAGGTTGAGCGCGGCCAGGGCCGTCGTCAGCGACGTGCCGCCATTAGACAGTGACACCTTGGTGTCGGGCGGGACCACGTAGTCGTAGCTGTAGGTCGAGCCGACCTTCTTCAGCTGCAGGAACTTGCCGATGGAGGGATCGGTCGGGGCCGGGACGTCGCCGAGGTTCTGCAGTTTGAAACTCGACGTGGTGAACAGGTCGCCGATGCTGGCGAAGGTCATGAAGCTCTCGGTCGGGTCGACGACCAGGAACTTGTTGGCGGAACCGGTAAACGTGCCGGGACCGTCGACCATGCCGAGGAACGAATAGGTGATGACGGCAGGCGACGGGCCCCAGGCCGAGCCGTTCCACGCCAGCACGTCGCCGGGGTGGGCGCCGGTCACGACCACGTCGGACAGGGTGCTGAGCTGCGGCGTGCCGGGGATGGTGACGGTCTGCCACTCGGCCTTGCTGGTCGAGCCGTTCCAGCGGAGGAACTTGCCGTTCGCAGCCCCCACCATGTTGACGTCGGACAGCCCGGAGAGCGCCGAGGCGCCGCCGCCGGTCGGCGGGTTGACGCACACCCACTTGCTGGCCGACGCCGACCAGGCGAGCAGCTGGCCGTTCGCCAGGCCCGTCAGGTTGACGTCGGAAAGCCCGGAGACGGCGACGGTGATGGCGACAGGCTGGGCGAGCCACTGCCCCGACGGGTTGTCGAACTGCAGGATGTCGTGATGGCTCGGGGAGGCGACCGAGACGTTGGAGAGGTCGTCGAGCGCCGACACCGAGGTGACCGGGTCGGCGGTCCAGCCGGCGCCGGAATAGGTCCACCACTGGCTGACGTTCTCCAGGAAGAACTTCATCTTCTGGGTCGGCGCGACGTAGCGCCAGCCGTTGAAGTAGAAGGCGATCTGGTTGGCCTTCGCCGCCCACTCGCCGGTCGGGATCGTGCCGACGACATAGGTGTCGCCATCGGCGGGGCTGGTCGGCGGGGTGTTGGTGCGCGACTTCGCCGAACGGGCGATCAGGGCGTCGAAGGTGACGAGCGCCTCGTTGACCACGACTTCCTTCTGGGCGGTGTTCGTGGCCAGCAGGCCAACCCCCAATTTTGGCGTACTGGTCATCAGACGACTAGCTCCTTGACAAATCCACGGCCCACGATCTTGCCGATTTGATACAGGCGAACGGTGATACTGTCTGCGACGCTGCCGAAGTCCGAGGCGATGGTGGCTGCTGGATAGTCCCACGCCCGCACGCTGTCGATCGCGGTGGTGCGGACGACCGTGGTTCCGTTCATCACGTCGATCTCGTAGCGATCGAACGGCTGGTCGAGGGTGGTCTCCTCGCCGTTCAGCATGCCGCCGTTCTGGCGGACCCGCGGCAGCCACTCCAGCCGGATGCTGCCGCCCGCCTGGCGTTCGGCCTTGCGGACATAGGGCGAATAGGGCCTGAGCGAGTTGCCGCTGTTGGCGAACCAGAAGTCCTCGGCGTCCTCGGGGCTGTCGTTGAAGCTGAGGGCCCGGTAGCGCGTGCTGACGTTGAGCAGGCTCTGGGTATGGGTGACGCGGTCGACGGCGTCGGCGGAAAGGATCAAGAAGCGGTCGCCCTTCTGGTGGCCGGCGACCGCCCATTCGGTGCCGCGCTGGCCGCGCAGCAGCGTGTCCAGCTCCCAGACGCCGTTGCCCTTGTCGGTGGCGTTGGCGAACTGGATGATCTCGTCGCCGACCACCGCGACGTTGAGCGCCTTGGCCAACAGGTCGGTCTGCGTATAGGAAAACAGTGCTGCCTGCGTGTCGAGCAGCCGGACGGTGATGCTGTTGGCGTAGTCCCAGACGCCGGGAATGGCGGTGCCCAGCTTGGTCAGTGAGAATCCGTGCGCCACCATGTCGGTGTTGCGCGCCGCGACGACCCAGGTGGCGCCGCTGGCCGAGACCGGGTTGGAGACCCCGAACACCAGCACCTCGCCGCCAGAGCCGACGTCGACCAGCAGCGCCCCGCCGTTCCAGCCCTGCCGGGTGCCCGACAGCAGCGTGTAGAATCCGACGTTGTCCTCCTCGGTGTCGCTCAAGAGCGGCAGGTCGAGCATGTAGGCGTAGGTCCGCGATCCCTGCGGCACGCCGTCCTCGATGTCGTCGTCGACGGCAATGTCGTTGTCGGTGATCGCGTCGATGCGCGTCTGGTAATGGTAATCGGAGAAGTTGGCCTCGATCAGGCCGTTGTTGCCGATCGAAACGTCGAGCAGGCGGAGCGCGTACTGCTGGGTGGCGTCGTCCTTGTCGGGCACCAGCACCACGTCGCCCGGCTCCAGGATCGAATACTTGCGCGGCAGGATGATCTTGTAGGTGCGCCGTGACTGGAAGCGGACGGCGAGCGCCCCCTCGATCCGCGACTTGGCCTCGTCCCGGTCCATGGCGATCGCAAGGGTCACCTCCTCTTCGAGGTTGCTCTCGGTGATCAGCCGCTGGGCCATCGCCGTGTTCAGCGAGTAGTTGCGCGTCGGCTCCTGGTACTTGAGGGTCAGCTTGCGCGGCATGTCGTAGTCCTGCGCGCGGACCAGCTCCTCGCTCGGCGGCGGCTGGTCGCCCGCGACATGGGCGCCAAAGTCCTCGCGGCGCATCAGCGCCTGTGGCCGGCGCTCCGTCCAGGCGAAGCGCAGCGTATAGGCGGTCTCGGTGGCGTCGAACGGGAACAGCTGCTGCAGCTGCTGGATGGCGTCACGGCCGCTCGTGCGGTCGGTGATGGCAAAGCCGTGCAGGCTGACTTCCTGCATGCCGCAGGTGACGTTGAACTCGCCGTCCGCAAGCCCGCTCTCGCGGCAGATGTCGGCGATGATCTCGTGCAGCTCGATGCTGCCGTCATTGCGCACCACCTCGACCTGGAACGACGGGATGGTATTGCCGAAGTCTTCGAGCTGCAGGTTCTTCAAAACCATGTAGCAGGTGCCCCGGAAGGCCGGGACGTTGCCGACGCCCTTGTAGCTCTCGATCGTCGGGTCGGGCAACTGGCGGCCGGTGCCCCGGTAGATGGCGATCGAGTCGAAGCGCTTCTTGTTGGTCTCGTACTTCAGGTCCTTGTCCATGTCGCCGAACATCCGGTCGAACAGCCGGTTGACCTGCGACAGGTCGGGGGACGTGCCGGGCAGGTGGTGCGCGGCCACATACGCCTTCGCCGCGCCGATGGTCTTCGGCGTGAACTCGTCCAGCTGGTACTCGTTGAAGGCAAAGAAGAACGCCCCGACCGAGGCGTCCTCGGCCGCAACGCCGTTGTCGACGAGCCGGGTGCCCTCGGACAGGTAGGCCGCATCGAAGGCCTGCGTCTGTTCGCCCTCATAGGCCGGGTTGACCCAGATCAGCTTCTGGTTGGCGCGGACGCGCTTGACGCTGAACACCGGGCCCTGGCAGATGCCGACCGCGCAGTCGACCGAATAGGTGTAGGTCGTCACCTTCGAGCTGCCGCCGCCCCCGCCCTTGCCCTGTTTCTCGACGTGCTTGGTCTCGATCAGCTTCGAGGTCCAGATGATCTGGCCGCCGAGCTTCATCGTCCCCCACGGGCGGGCGATCGGGTTGCCTGGAGAGACGGCCGGGACGTTGAGGTCCGACAGCTGCGAACCCTGGTTGTTCTGCTTCGGCCCGAAAAGCTGCATCAGGAACATGCCGCCGACGGTGACCGCCAGCGGGATCGCGAGTGATGCCATCAGTCCTGCTCCATGCCCTTGAGATTGAAGAGAGCGACGAGCCGCTTGTTCCAGAACGAATCGACGCTGTGCTCGACCACCATGCCGCGCTTGGAAAAGGCGTGGATCATCGTCTGCCGACCGCCAAACTCGGCGGCGATGGCGAAGTGCTGCGGCTCGTTGCGGTTCCAGCCCCACATCCCCATGATGTCGCCGGGTCGCGGCAGGCTGCGGGCGGTGACCTCGTCGAACTGCTCGCGCGAGCGGGCCATCATCATCTCGCCGCTCGGGCTGTCGGAATAGTTGTGCGGGGCGACGATGGTGACGCCAAGGTCGGCGGCCACCGCGATGACGAAGCCGATGCAGTCGACGTTCTGGCGGGAGCGGCCCTGGTGACGGTAGGGCGTGCCGATCCATGACCGGGCGACCTCGACGATGGCGCTGCGGGTAATCATTTCTTGCTGCTTCCTTTCTGTTGGCCCTGCGAGGTGTAGTTCGGGGTCGCCAGCACCTTGTCCTCGGTCGGCATGTCGGGGAAACCCTGCATGTTGCTGAGGTTGTTCCACGCCTGGCAGGCGGCGCGGGTGCGGGAGCAGCCGGGGCTGACGGTGAAGGTGTCGCCGACCTTGACGGCAAACGGCATCGCTTCGAGCAGGTCGAAGCTGGCGATCGTGCCGGAACGGTGCTGGCGGACCTCCATCCTGAAGCCGGCATTGGCGCCGCTTGACCAGGTCAAAAGCCCGTACTGGAAGTAGCGGTCCTCGACCCAGGCAAGGTCGGCACATTCGAAGCGGGCGCGGTTGAAGGTGCCCGAGACGGTTCCGGTCAGCTGGCGGGCGCGCACCGCCTTCCACGACACCTGCCCGTCTCCGACGATCGCCCCGAGCGCTGCCGGCCATGCCGGTTCGGCTCCCCCGGTGACGCCGTAGCTGAGTGTCACCGTCGGGTCTGCGACGATGCCGCCCTGGGCGTTCGAAAGCTTGCCCTCGCGGTTCATGAACAGCCTGCCGAACGATCCGAGCACCGCCTGCAGCGCGGCCGGGAGGCTTCCGACGTCGTCCACCGTGGCGCTTGCCGTGCCGCTGTGGCACTCGTACCAGAAGCCGTTGGCAACCGTCGGCCTGACGAGGGTCGCGATGCTGGCGTCGTCGATCGGGCTTGCCGCCGCCGTCATGCCGGGTGTCCAGGGGAGCGCTGAGAGCTTCACGCCGCAGCGGTCGGCTCCGAGGATGGTGTCGCACTCGGTCGTGTAGATGCGCCCGAACGGCTGCTGCAGCTTCTGGCTGGCCGAGCGCAGCTCCGCCTCGTACTGCAGGCCCTTGATCTTGATCTCGCCGATCGTCCCGCCCTGGATGTCCATCCGGCCCCAGTCGGTCCGGTCGGGGCGGCACCAGAACAGCTGCACCTTGGCGTTGTCGTAGACGCCGCCGCGCAGGTCCGCATCGGTGACGTCGTCGCCGACCAGCGCCAGCACGGTCATGTTGTCGACCGACAGGTTGTTCTTCGACACCGAGGCCGAGCCGGAAAAGCTGTTGGTGGGCGAATAATAGACGCCTTCGAGCGTAAAGCCCTGGTCGTGCGAGGTGTAGCCCTTCCGGACGCCGTCGGTGCGGGTGACGAGCCAGCCCGCCGCGATGTTCGAGCTGGCGCGCTTCATCTCGTTGAACAGTTCGGGGTGGACCTTCTTCACGTCATGCTCCGTGCAATTAATTGCATAATCTTATTCCTGATGCGGCCGGACCTCAATCAGCTTGACATCGGCCGCACCGCCGACGCCGTATTCCTCCAGCGACACCGGCAGGCGGTCGGTATCGAAACGGACCGGCACGTAGAACTCGAAGCCCGCGGTCACCAGCTCGCCGGGGCGCGGCGCCGGGTGCATCCTGACGGTGATGCCGTTGACGCTCGATTCGACGGCGCCATAGGTGTTCGCCGAGGAAAACTCGATCCATGACTTGTCGGTGGCGATCGTAACGATCTTCAGCGTGTCGTCCTCGGTCGAGTTGTTGTTCATGTTGACCCAGCCGGAAACGACGATCTTGTCGTTGACGGAAAAGCCGGTGAAGGTGCCGGCGACCCCGGTGATCCGCCAGCGGTTGAGGACCGGCGAGCCGCCGCTTAACGCCTGGGCGATCGCCATGTTGTTGAGCCCCGCCTTGGTCAGGCTCGACGTGAAGGTGATCTTGCCGGTTACGAGGTCGAGCGTGTAGTTCGACACGACGCTGCCGTTGATCGCCACCGCCACCGTCCCGCCCTTCGGCTTGTAGATCGGCCGCACCGAGACGGCCTGCAGCCCCGGCGTCGGGTAGCGCTTGACGAGCTGGAAGGTCTTGGTGACGGCGTCCCCGGTGGCGATCACCTGGTCGAGGGGGCTGATGTCGGGGGCGCGGCGTGCCTCGTAGCCGGTCGCCAGCGTCGAGGTGTGGTCCATGACGTCCTTGTAGAGGAAGGCGTTGGCCCTGCCGCCCATCGCCCGGAAGAAGGCGATCAGCCCGTGCAGGTGCTCCATGGTCCTGACGCCGTAGGCGACGTCGTATTCCATCAGCGGCTGGCTCCAGCGGCTCTGGCGCTGGTCGTGGCCGCTGTCGACCATGACGACGTCGGTCTGGAAGCGCGTCGCGCCGATCGAGTTGAAGCTGATGTCGTAGGGAAAGACTTCGGGAATAAACATTTCGATCCACTCGAAGTTCGGGGTGAAATCAATCAGCACCTGGGCGTAGCTCTGGCCGAAGCGCAGCGCGTTGATGGCCTGCACCTTGATCATCGCGTCGGCATAGGTGAGCGACATGCGCCGCCGCGGGTTCGACTGTCCAATGACGCCGGCCGACGCCTGCGACACCCGGCGCTGCGGGTCGCCGGATATGACGAGGCGGCTTTCCTGGCGTGTGATCCTCAGCGACATCAGGCGACCTCGAAACCGATCTGCATGGCTTCCGCCTTGGCCCTGGTCCATCCGCCGCCGTCAGGCGCCAGCGTGTAGATCATCGAGCGGGTCAGGTACTGGGTGGTGACCGATTCCGCCGGGCCGAGCGCGACGACGCCGCCCTGCTTGCAGGCGAGCTTCAGCATCGAGGCGCCTGCCGCGTCCTTCTTGGCGCGGGCATGGACGCTGACGGCGAGCACGTTAATGACGTTGGTCGGCAGCGGATCGACGGTGAACAGCTCGCGCTTGCCGACGACGTTGCCGTAGACGTAGGAAAGGTCCTCGTCGGAGGGGATGTCGTCGACCGCCGTGTAGTGCTGCAGGCCGCCGCCGAACTGCGACAGCTCGTTGGTGCCGCCGTCGCCAGCCGGCATGACGGTGTGCACCACCACGTCGCCGAGGAAGCTGTTGAAGTCGCTGCCCGAGGTGTCGAGGATGTAGAGGTCGTCGACGAAGGTGTCGTTGGAGACGGCGTCTTCGAGCTGGTAATTGGCGAGCTTCAACAGGTTGCACAAGGCGGGCGCGGCCGGGTCCTTCGTCCTGCCGGTCGCCGAGATGCAGGTCTGTCCGTCGACCCTCACCTGCACGAAGCCGCTGTCGTCGCCAAGGGTGAGCTTCACCTCGATATAGTGCCAGACGTTCGGGAACAGGACGTTCGGGCCGCTGTCGATGAGCTTCGTCATCGAGGCGCCGTTGCTGCTCGCCACCGTCACCGCGCCGTCGGCGGTCATGTAGACGGCAAGCTGCGAGGTGACCGTGCCGAAGTGGTTGTCGTACTGGAAGCGGCAAATTTCCTTCAGGTTGTTGATGACGTTCAGCTTCCAGGCAAAGCCGACGATGATCTCCGACTTGGTGTCGAACGCCTTGCGCAGGTAGACCGGCGATCCGGTCGAGGAGTTGTACGGCAGCTGGATGCAGCAGCCGCGCCCGGTGCGGGTGGCGTTGCTGGCATAGCACTGGGCGTGGACGTAGAGCGAACTCTCCATCACCGTCTGCAGGTTGCCACCGCTGATCCCGTACGCATCGAAACCGTCCATCCAGAGCAGGCTCATCTCAAGTCTCCTTGTGCAATTGATTGCACGTTGTTCCAAATCAGTTGTTGCGGCCGCCGAGGCGGTTCATCTTCAGGTGGGCGTCGGCGATCAGCTGTCCCTCGCTGCGGCGGAAGCTGTCGGCATCCCTGGCGTTGACGGTGACGTTCATGGCGGTGTTGTTCACCCGGTTGCCGGCCCCGCCGCGCCCGACCGCACGGGTCAGCTCCGACACCTGCGCCGTCAGGTTGGCGACCTCGGCCGACGAGCCATGGCCACGGCCCGACGTCAGCTCGCGCTCGCCCTGGCTGAAGGACACGACGTTGTCGCCGATCCGGCCGCCCGAGGCGAACTTCTTCACCTTGTTGTCGTTGATCGCCTGCAGCACCGGCCCCCATTCCTTCGTCGACCTGGCGTTGACGATGAACTCGCCGTTCGAGACCGCCGCGAGGATCGAGTCCGAGGTGCCGCTGCCCGGCCCCTTGATGTGACCGCCGTCGGCGAAATGGAACAGGCCGCCGAGCAGGCCGCCGAGCAGGTTGAAGGGCGGCGGCAGGACCTGCGCCAGCGTTGGCATCAAGCCCTTCACCGCGCCCATGCCGCTGCTGACCGCGCGTTGCAGCGGACCGAAGAGTCCGGCGAGACTGCCCGTGCCGCTCGCGCCGCCCGCGCCTGCCGCCTGCGAGCCGGACGCTGCCTGCTGCCCGGCCTGCTGGATTTGCTGGCCCGCCTGCTGGAACTGCTGCCCCGCCTCGGTGGCCGACTGGCCCGTCTGCTGCGTCGTCGTGGCGAGTTGCTGCATCGAGGCACCCGCCTGCTGCGTGCCGACCTGCATCTGGGGAGCTGCCTGCTGGATGGTCGCCGCCGCCTGCCGCACATGCTGGGCCATCGGCTGCACGGCCTGACTCATCTGCTTTGAAGCGGCCTCCATCTGCTGCTGGACGTTGCCCATGCCTGGGGTCGCGCGGCGCACGGCGAGTTGGTTGGCGTTGTACCAGCCCGTGCCGACCCTGTCCCTGGTGTTGCCCGACAGCATTTGCAGTTGCAGGGTGTTGTCGGGGGCCATGCGCGAGTTGCCGGTGGCGAAGCCGACATGGCCGCCCGTCTCATTGGCCCCGTGCCCGCGGCTGTCGACCAGCACGTCGCCCTTCATCACCTGGCTGGCGTCAATCTTCTGGCCCCAGTTCAGGAACGCGGTGGCGTTGAGCTTGCCGGTGCCGTCGACGCCGACCTGCTTCAGCGACGAGTTGACGAAGGCCGCGCACCAGGCGGTCTGCGCCGCGTCGACGTTGGCGCCGCCCTTCTTCAGGAAGTCGTTGACCTGGGTGCGGTCGCCGGTCTCCGACTTGCCGAGCATGCCCGCCGCAAGATCGACGGCGCTTCCTTCCTTGCCGCCGCCGAGGATGGCCGGATTGGCGGCGATGGGGGCGCTACCGGCGTTGACCGCGTCGACGGCGCTGGAAAGGGCCTTGCCGTTGATGTTGACGCTGCCGGCGTTGACGACGGCCTGCGGTGTGGTCAGCGTACCCTTGGCGAGCGATTCGATCCGGTCGGCGGCCGCCGAAGCCTTGTTCAGCGCCGCCTGCTCGCCGTTCTGGAAGCCCATGCCCTTGAACGCCTGCGCCATCAGCTGGTTGACGCCCGTGTCGATCATCTTGCGGCCGAGCTGCCGGGCGAAATTGCGGAACGAGTCCTTGTCACCCGCCAGTGCGCCCGAGATCGCCCCCGACAGGCCCGACGCGAAGTCGTGCGTCAGGTCCATCATATTGTCGCGGAGCGTGCCGACCTCGTTGATCCAGCCGCCGACGCCCCCGGAGGCCGCCTTGTGGTACTCGTCCATCGCGGTTACGTAGTCGCGCAGCGCGGCGGTCATCTCGTCGGTGACCTGCACGTTGCTGGCGCGCAGCGCGTTGGCTTCCTGCATCACCTGCTCTTCGATGCCACGCTGGTCCACCGACGCGTGCAGCACCTGCAGCTCCTCGCGCATCGACTTGACGCGGGCACCGACCGGGTCGCGGGACGAAAGCGTCTGCTGGTCGAGGTTCTGCTTCATCCGGCCATACTGCTCGTCGGTGATGACCTTCTGCCGGCGCATCACTTCGAGCTTCTTCGACTGCTCCTCGTACTCGCGGCGGGCCGTGCCGACCGGATCGAGCCGTTCGGTCATGCCCTGGAAGTCGGCGAGCTGCTTCGTCTGGGCGATCTTGGTGGCGAGGTCGACGCGCTGCTGTTCGGTCAGCTTGCCGTGCTGGCGCTCGAACTCGACGATCTGCTGGATGATGTCGAGGCTGTCGCGCTCTTTCCCGGTGACGGCGCGCTGGGTCGCCAGCTGCTGGTCGAGGCTGCGGTTCAGGTCCGTCAGCGCCGCCTGGTGCCGGGCTGCCTGCAGCGCCTGCATGTGGGCGGTGATGTCCTGGCGGTCCTTGTCCGACAGGGCCCCGTGCTGGCGCTCGATGTCGAGGAGCTGCTGGGCGATCGCCACCCGGTCCGTCTCGTCGCTGGTGAGGGCCTTGGCCATCTCCGTCTGTTTGTCGAGGTTGCGCAAGACCTCGGTCGCCGGGTTGAGGGCTTCCTTCTGCAGGTCGATCTGGTGCTGGATGATCGCGAGGTTGGCGTTGGACTGCGAGCCGTCGGCGCGGCGCTGCGCCTCGGGGACCGCCTGCAGCTTGTTCAGCTCCTCCTGCGCCTTCTTGAGTTCGGTGGCCTTTTCGACCTGGCCGGCGTATTTCTTGATCAGCTCGTCGCCAGCGGCCAGCATTGCCAGCGTGTCGAGGCGCTCCTTCGCCCGGTAGTCGGCCGCCTTCTGGGAGGCTTTCGACCTGGCGGCTTCCGGCTTTGCCTCCGGCCTGGCTTCCCCTTCGCCCTGCGGCTCGGCCTGCGGCAGGCCGTCCATCGTGTGCTCGATGCCGAGCTTGCCGCCGAGCCAGTTGATGCCCGCGCCGATGGTCGAGGTGTTGCGCCAGACCGCGAACTTGTGCGCAAACTCGGGGGCCATCTCGTTGATGGCGGAGCCGATGCCTTCGCCGATGGGCTTGCCGAGTGCTGCGCCGATCATCGCGCCGATGCTGACGCCAAGGCCACCCTTGAACACGGAAACCATCCTGGCGCCCAGACCGACGGCAGCGGCCTCACCGGCCATGGCGCCGATCGTCGCGCCCATGATTTCGCCTGCGGCTGCGGCCTCGGCTGCGGCCTTGGCTTCGGCGGCCATCGCGACCTTCTCGGCGGTGGCGGTTGCGACAACCGCCTGGTTGGCAAGCGCTGCCTCGGTGGCCTCGACAGCGACGATCAGGTCCGCCTCGGCGACCCGCGCCATCTGGAAGAACTTGACCATCGAGCCGATCGGCCCGGCAAGGCCCCGGAACGACGCGCCCGCCGTCAGCACGGCCCCGCTGACCAGCTTGAACGCCGTCTGCACGGCAAGGAACGACGGTACGCCAACCACGAACAGGGTGATGGCCGACTGCACGAAGCCGGGCAGGCCCTTGAACTCCTCCCCGAGCGACCTGATGGCCACGGCCACTCCATTGAACACGGCGACGGCCTGAGGGGCCGCGGCCTCCCCGAGGGCCTCGCCGAAGTTGCCCGCCGCTATGGCGAGCCCGTGCATCGCGCTGGCGATGGTGTCCGCCATCTCCTTGCTGTGCTCGTTGAGAATGCCGTCCTGGGCGTTCTTGGCATCGTCGAGCGACTGCTGGAACTTGTCGGCGTTTTCGCCCACCATCTGAAGCGCGGACGCGGTCGCGCGAGCGTCCAGTCCGAACTCCTTGAGGAAGGTCGACACCTCGCCGCCCGCATCGCTGACGCCGCCGACCGCCTTGGCGAACAGCAGGAACGCCTGGGTCGGGTTGTCCTGTATCAGCTGCCTGAACTGGTCATCGGACATGCCGACGGCCTGCGCCAGCGCCGTGAGCTTGGTGCCACCCTCGTCGACGGCCTGCTGCATGATCGTCAGCGTCTGCGTGAAGGCCATGGCGCTGCCCATGCCGCGCGCACCCATGTTGGCGAACGCCTGCCCGAGGCCCACCACCTGGTCCTGCGACAGGTTGAACCCCTGGGTCACCATCGACACCTGCTGGGCGTACTGGGTCAGGCCCTGCACGCCGCCGCGCGTCTTGGCGCCCAAGGCCTCCAGCTGGTCGCCCAGGCGCTGGGCGGCCTCGACGCCGCCCCCGGTCGCCGAGACGATCTGCTCGATCGCGTCACTGACCTGAGCCGTGGACTGACCGGTAACGTTGGCCAGCTCCGACACGGCCTTGGTGAATTGCATGATCTGCTCGGGGCCCTCGGCCCCCAGCTGCGCGGCAGAGGCGGCCACGTCGAGCAGTTCCTCGTCCGTCTGGCGCAGGGTCTTGCTCGCCAGCGAGGCGACCCCCTCGTCGATCTCGTCGAGGGCGGCCTTGGTCAGACCGGCCACCTGGCGCAGACGAACCAGGTGCGTCTCGACCTCGGCGAACGCCCCGATCGTCTTCTCGAAGCTCTCGCGGGCGACGAAGACGGCGGAGACGGCCTCTGCCGCCTCCTTGGCCTTTTCGACGAGATGGCCCAGACCCTCGTGGGCCTCGTGGGCATGCTCGGACAGCTTCTTGTAGGACTCCGCTCCGGAGTTGACCACGCCTGCATGGTTCTTCAGCGTGGCGGACGCCTCGTCCCGCATCTTCAGGATAAACTGCAGCTCGTTGTTACTGGCCATCGACATCTACCCTCTTGAATGACGGTTCTGCTGTTCCCTCGCTCGTCTCGCCTCTTCGTGGTCGCAGGCGTCGTTCGCGTCATCCAGGATTCGGAATACCTCGATGGCCTTGTTCGACTGGTCGACGATGGCTCCCCGGCCAGGCAGGTGCCCCTTGCGGAACATCCCGTAGAACTTGAGGATCGTCGCCCAGTAGGCCGGGTTCTCCTTGAGGTGCTGGCGGGGACACGCAAAGGTCTCCTCGCCCATCACCGTTGTCGGAAGGGCTGCAGGCCTAACCCAGTTCTCCGGGCCGTCCGGCTCACCCTCCTCGGGTTGTCTCCAGCGGCGGGCCTCGCAGCCCCATTCGTCCTGCCGCTTGCACCCGTCGCATCGCCGCTCCGCGATCAGGCGGACGGCTGCGACCCCGGCGCGGAGTTTTTTTCCTCGTCCGCCGTGACCTCGCTGATCGCCTTGATCTTCGTGGCCAGTTCCTGGATCAGCTGGATGCCGAGGCGGTTCATCACCGCGTCGGCGACGACCTCGTACTCGCGGCCGTTGACGATCGCCTTCTGGGTCCTGAAGCGGACGGGGCCGTCCTTGCCGTCGAAGTTCTTGAAGCCCTTGAGGCCGTGGCGGACCGCTTCGATGTTGGTGTGGTTGACGCGCGTGTGGATGCCGACCTCGTCGGAGCCCGACTTGCCCGAGAGGATCGAGGCGCTGTCGTAGATGTGCCCCATCAGGAACACGTCGAGCGGGCTCAGGTAGAAGCGGGTGGCGTCCTCGCCGACGACGTCCTGGATGATCTGGCCCTTTGGCGGGTCGGACGGGTCGATAAGCTTCGGCTGCTTCTGCTTGGCGGGGTCGCGGTCGGAAATAAATTCGACCGTGTCGGACACGGTAAGGGCAATCAGGGCCATAATCTGCCTCCGGGCTGCATGGCGGTTGTCAGAGGCTCCCGAAGGAGCACCGCCAAACTACGCAGCACCGCAGGTCTGTGCAATTAATTGCAGATTGGATGGTTCGAGACGTGTTCCGGGCCGTTGAGGAACGCAGTCTTGTCGGCCATCACGCAGGTCACCTTGGCGGGCGCGTTGTCCCTGGCGACCTGGTGAGCAGCCGATCGGGTCAGCTTGACGGCGAGCACGTCCCCGACGAGGCGGCCATTACGGTCGGCCTTCTGAACGACGTAGACTTTGATCTGAAATTTGCTTCCGTTGCACATAGCCTACGAATACACGTTAAGGCGCAGTGTTGGAACGCATAGGATGGGTCGTGGCTCAGATGGTGGTCAAGACATCTGCCAGTGTTTGATGATGCAGCTCTTTACGTCGACTGCCGCCGAGGCGCTCTCAAGGTTCGTGACACCAAACCCGTTCCTTGCGCGGAACTCCAGGTAAAGTGTCTGCCCACCGTTGATGGGCTTGGATACCGTCATGCGCCTCGAAACTATCTGGATCGCGCAGCCGAAACATGCGCCGCCGACACCACCGTCATGCGGCCGGCCATCGCCTCGACAAAACCTCGATCCGCTGCAGATCACGCTCGCTCATCGCAATCAGTCCCATCCGAATCTCCCGCGTCATCAACGCCGGCGAGTGTGCCAGTGACATTCTGACTTTGAGGAAACAGGACATTCTTAATTTGCGGCTACATTACACACCCCGTCACCCGAAGGCCCACAACGACCGCTACGACGAAAGCCGATCCGGACGGTTCAGACAGAAGGCGACAGAGCTATCTCCCTGCCGGTTGCTTGATCATCGCGAAT